ATAGTTTCTTTTCTTTGCCATGAAATTTTACCACCTTGTGTCATGATTTATAAGTTTGTAATTATATTACAATTTGTATACTTTGTCAACCGGTATTATACAAAAATAAATTATTTTAATTTTTTTTCAAAAACGTGTTGACATTTGCTGAGTTTGCGTTATAATAAGTCCTATCAGGCTTAGAGTTATATGTAGTATAGAACTTGTCATTAGATATCCACTGTATAGATTTTAAATGGAAACTCTTCAGCTCCATAGATTTCAATTCTCTTCTTAAAATGCTTTAGAGTATAATTTTCAAAGCTTCCCACACTTAAGTCATCAGCGATATCATATAGTGTAGCCTTTTGGCTATCGGAAGCTTTTCTTAAACTCCTTCCAATACTTTGTAATACTTTAATTTCTGATTTAGAACCAGAAGCAAAAATCACATTATCTAATCTTTTCAAATTCACACCAGTACTAAATACACCATAAGATGCAAGTATGTTATGACGCTTTTTAGGATCGTTTTCAATATGGTGCCTAATTCGTTCACGTTCTTCACCACTTGTCCCTCCGTATATGAAATGTAATTCTCGTCCTTCTTTTTGTAACATTGGCTCTAGTACCTTACCATGTTTTTCAACAAGGTCAAATAGTACTAAATTATTTTGATCTTCTAATGACCATAAGAGATTACGAATGAATTTATTTCTCTTATCATGGTTTGTTATGTATTCTCGTTCCGCAGGCCATTTCTTTGTTTTTTCTGCAATTTTACCCATTGCATCTTTAAAGGCTTTTCTGGCATTATTATCATGTGCAAGAACAATTGCTTTGACTTGGAAATTAGCAACTGTGCCTTCGTCCATTAATTGTTTTGTGTTGACCACTCGTTTGACTTTACCAAAACAGCCTTCCAATACTAATCTGTGTGTTTTACTTTCAGAAGATTTTAATGTTCCTGTAAAGCCGTGTCTGTAATCACAGTCGGTCAGTTTATGTAATATTGTTGTAAGAGATTTTGCCTGGAAGAGGTGAGCCTCGTCTCCCATCACTACACGAAATTGATTAAACCAACTCTTTGGTTGTTTCACTAATGATTGCCATGTACTAATAACAATAGGAGCTTCTGTAGTTTTATCAACACCACCTTGTATGGTATAAATTTGAGATGAATCACAACCATAGTCAACAAAGTCTCCAGCCATTTGATGGACCAAACCAATTGTAGGTACAATGATTAATGTACGATGTCCAAATGTTTGGAAATAATGTTGCTGTAAAAGATATATGATAAGTGATTTACCCGATGATGTTGGGCTAAGTGATAATGATCGACCTTTTGATATCGCATTTTCAATATATTCAATCTGATAGTCACGAGGAATATATTTACAGTTAATTTCTTTTGCTAATTCTTCTACATAACCTTTTTCAACTTTACCTTCTTTCCATTTTTCTGGTATATTACATGTATATCCACGAGCTTCACAAAATTCTTGTAGGTGAGGTAATAACCCAACATAAAGTACCGGTTTGAATGGACTAAATAAACGAATAATCCCGTCCCAAACACGAGCTTTAAATCTTGGATTGAATTGATAACCTTCTGGTCGGAAGCTGAAATGCTCTGCCAATTCTGTTTTTACAGAAGCATCTGCATTAATACGCATATAAACTGCGTCAACTTTCTCGACTGTAATTATGTCACTCATAATTTAATTGCTAATAAAACAAATATTCCAAATAGTAAAAGGTTTGTAAAGAAAATTAAAACGGCCAAGATGGTATGATACCAAATCCATCTAGTTCTATATGCATTTTCTAATGTTAAATCTTCGGGGTCTGCTTCTTTTTCCATTACCGGTAATCTATGCATAATAGTTTGATCTAAAACATTTTTGCTCAAATCTTTCTCAAACATTTTATTTGCTTGTTTTTGGAATGATCCTTCAAGGAAACTATTCCATTTATTAACTATCCATGTCCACATCAATAATCTCCTGCCTGAAACTTGAGTATGTCTATCATATTCTTGACAACAAAGTTTCTACTGTGTATAGTTTTAATTATATCTTCTAGGTAATTTGCATTTGCTGTATGAAAGTCAATCGTCAAACTTAATTTAATAATATCAGTATCGGATTGAATGTATTTGTCTAAATCATTTCGAAGGACTTTCAGTTGAAAAGGTTTCCAACCTTGCTCTTTTAAAGTAATCTCGTCCATACTACCATCATAATATTCACGCTTCAATCTTTCAAGCTCTTTATATTCAGCTTTTAATTTTTTAACACGCAATACTTCTCGGTAGTACATATTATAATATTTGCTATGAAGCTCTGGGATGCGCTTACTCTCACGAACTAAATTCGTCTCGTCGATAGGAGCATCTGCTGCCCAAATTTTTGAAATATCATCTGTATTCATAATGTAAATCCTAGTACAATTTTAGTACTATTATAACAGAAATTGTTTTAAATGTCAACCGGCTTTTAAATATTTTCTACTTGAAAAGCACCATATCTAAAAGTTACATCACAAGTTGCGTATGCAATATCCTGTGTATTTACATTTAAGTCGATTGAACCTAATGATGTCGGAAATGCATTTGTAAAAGTAAATTTTAAATTTGGATTTTTGTGGCTATTTGTAATGACCACACTAATATCAGATTCTAGCTTTTGAGAAGCTGTATAAGTTTTATGTTGGTCTGTGGTTTCTGGGGATGCAATACCTTCTAGCCATCTCAGTACTTCTTGGTAGTTATTCATTTCTTCGTCAACAATAAATGACATATTTAAATCATCATAACTTAATCTGTCACCTTGAGAATAAAATGCTCTAGTCGGACTATTCAATTCTACTGGTTGTGTACTCAAACCAGGAATGGAAACGGATTGGCAGAAAAATTCCACGTTCGGCATTCTTTCTATTGATACCGTAAACGATGCAGGCGATAAATAATTATTAATAATTTCTGGCATGAAAAGTCCTATAAATAAACATATTGGTTTATACTATTTATTAAAGTTTGGAGCTATAGAATGAGAATCAAAAGTCTTTCTTTCGATATGGACACAGCAGGACTTCCTATTAACGAAGTCAATCAGCTATATCAAAATTTCTGGGTTAATAAAAAATATGACTGGTGGTATGAAGTATTGCCAGACGATATTGTTGTTGACATTGGAGCAGGTATTGGTATGTTTTCTGCAAAAGCTTTAGATGCTGGTGCCAAAAAAGTTTATATGATTGAACCCAATAGGCGATTATTGAAAGCAGCAATTAAAAATGTAAGTGATTATATTATGGATACTGATGATAGCCCAGTGGTTCCAATTAATGCCGTTATGGGTAAAACAGATATTCATAGAGGTAACATCTATAAGTCAACTGTATATAATGATGAAGAAGTTGAGGATGTCAAGTTGATGTCGCTTACAGAATTTGTAGGTAAATATGACCTTTCACATGTTGACTTTATGAAGATTGATGCTGAAGGAGCCGAACTTGATTTTTTAATTGACCACTTAGATTATTTTTCAGCCCATGTTCGTCATGCCGCAATTAATGTGCATATTGATACTTTACCAGTGACATATGAGAGATTTTGGAATTTTAGACATAAATTTATAAAGCCATTTCACGATACAAATAGACTCAAATTTATGGACGAAAGTTTAAGGGAAAAAGTTTTTTCGGAAACACCTTTGAGATTATTGCCAAAAGAGTTTATGATTTATATTACGAATTACTAATATAGAGCATAAAGGAATTCCATTCCTCTTTATTTCCATTTAATAAAAAGAAATCATTATAGGCATTTTCTCGGTCCTCATGCTCTAAGAAACGAATTTGATCTGTATCAAATTTTGGTAGCATTGTGTCTCGTACTCTTATCCATTCTTGAGCATGGACTTTATCATATACATGAAATTCAACAGCGATATGTTTTACTGACCATCTTAAATAATCAAAATTAGTGTCATAAAAAATGTCATACTCGCCACCTTCGCAATCTATTTTAAGATAATCAATCCAAGAAATGTCATACTTTGTCATACACTCTGCAAAGGACATTATTTCAAATCCGATATCGCCATTATTAGGATTAAATACATTCTGATAATGTGCTCTATCGCTTCCTATTGCTGCATGAATGGGTACTATGGGAGATTCACCATTATCTATGTAATACTCGGAAGTGTTTCTTAGGAGCGTTTTGAGAAGAGTTCGTGAAGGTTCGATAGAGTATATCCTATGAGCCCCACGGTCAAGAGCATGGCATGTAAAGAAACCCACACAAGCGCCAATATCAACCACAATATCAAGAGGCTCAACATCACGATACCATTCATAATCCTTCCTATGAAAGAACTCATGATAGAGAGTATTGATGTCATTGAGGGGTAATCCTTCTACTAATAGTTTCTTGTTAAGATAACTCATCGCGTCTTTTTACTAATTCAAAATATCCATTGGGTCCTACTTCGTAGATGTCTCCAATCTGAATATCAGTTTCATCTATTACCCAATGTTTATAATCTTCCTCTGAATTTTTAACAATACGGAATCCATTATCAAATGTATTTAATATTAAACCACCTATAGATTTAAACATATTTAAATTCCCTCTAAGTCAGTTGTGAATTGGTCTTGCGGTTTTGTTTTCTTCCAGAAAGTAAGGGTTCGTTTTGATTCAGCAATCTGTTTCTTTAATTTGACAATCTCGTCTTTTGTTAAAGTCATGATACCTAATGAGAGCAATCTGGCACAGTCACCTCCTTCGGCCGATGTCTCGTTCATTATTTGGGACTGAACTTGTGTTCGTGTATGGTCCTTAAATACAATGCGGCCATCAACCACGGCTTGGATAAACTCCATTTTCACATTTAACCAACGAACCTCTTCTTCAAATTCTGCTTTTCGAGCATCAATTCTTTTTTGTAAAATACCCAAACGATATTCACAAAAATCTTTAATCAACTCTCGCGCGTCTTTATATTCACGAAGTTTGCCTTCGTAATCAATAACAGTTAAATTCTGAGCAAAGGGTTTGCTTAATTTGAATTTACTGATGATTTTAGATTGATTCCATTTTGCAGATGTATTCTGCTTTAACTTCACTTCAAACCTAAAACCTGTTTTATCACATAGGTCTTCGTAGGAGACAATGTCACCATCGTCCTCTAATCCATCAAGGACCTTAATATATGATTCTCTGTCGAATCCGTATGGCACCTCAGTAATGGAGAGTTGCGTTTTTGAACGCTTGGTGTAGGTGCCATACGCAATATATTTGTTTGGTTCTTCTTTATTCTGCACCACAGTTCCACTGAACTCTGGGAATTTAATATCAATCGGATTTGCAATATCACCTGTTTCCAAATATTCTATACAGGCCTTACTGATACTATCTGGGCAATGAGGTAGAATATTTGTTGCGAATCCTGTTGCAATACCTTTTGTTCCATTAATTAATACAAGAGGAATTACAGGCAAATAGAATTGAGGTGGTTCGTGTTCAGGATCATTATGAACTGGAGATAAATCCAAATCCTTAATGTACCTGTTAAAATTATCTGATAGTCGAGTATAGACATAACGAGCAGCACCAGCTTCTTGAACCAATCGTGTTCCAAAAGAACCACGACCTTCAATTAAACAAATATTGTTATTCCAAGTTGCTGCCATTAATTGACCGGCACCTGCCGCGGAAGATTCTCCATGATTATAACCATAGTCGGAAATAATACCCGATACTGCAGATACCTTTTTAAAATCTTTTTTACTGTTTAATATAGATGAGTACAAATAAAATCTTTGGACTGGTTTCAATCCATCAATCATATTTGGTATTGCTCGAGATTCAACAGTATACATGGCAAATGACTTCCATTCATTTGCGGCAATATTTGAAATAGGGTAATCAGTACCTAATTCATTTGTACTTGTAAATTGTGTTAAATCACTCATTGAAACATAAACTCCTTACGCAAACCAGAATCTTTACCAAACATCATTTGAAACATATTTGCGTCATCAACAGTTACAATATCATATGTTGGCTTATTAATAATAACACTATATTCGTCCTCTGTCAATGAACCAAGACCTTTAATATATCTGTGTTTCCAATTTGACTCTTTAGTCTTAAACGCAGAGGCGTCTTCGTAGGTGTAGAACCACTGTACATCATCACCTTTTGTGGAAATCATTATAGGCGTCCTAGTAATCATCACACGGCGTTCGGTGAGTAACCTCGGCCAGAACTTATAGAAGAACGCAACCAACAATGGGCTGATATGCCCAATACCATCATGGTCAGCATCGGTTAATGTTGCAATATGTTTATAGGTCATATCATCAACACTATTCGGATTATTAATATCTAAGCCTAATACTGCAACCAATTCACTTAATTCTTTATTCTTTAAAACATCAGCTGGTTTCATATCCCAAGTATTCATAATCACACCTCGTAATGGAAATGCTCCTACTTTGTCTGGGTCACGAACCTTTAATAGGAAACCCATAGCCGAGTCTCCTTCTACAATCTTTAATATTGCATCATCACGGTTTGCTGATATATGTTTGGCAACCTTTACTTTTCTCAATTTCTTTTGAGCAAGTGTTGCTGCTCGTTTATCGGCTGCCATTTTCTTAGCCAATTGAGCCTCTATAATAGGATCAATAATAATTGGCGTATTTAAAATCTTTCTTGCAAGAGAAGCAAAGTCTTTAATCTCTGCCGATTCAACATGTTCCTTAATATTACTAAAAGGATTTGTTAAACGCTCTTTTGTTTGACTATCAAATTTTGGATTAATAAAATTACGAGCAAACATTACAAAGGTTAAACCACTTTTAATTGTAGTTTTAAGTACCTCTACTTTATGTTTACGCTTAATCATTGTAACCAGTTCATCGACAATACTGTTTACAATATAATCTACATAATTACCACCTTGTCTAGTATTCACACCATTTATAAAACTATTAGAACGGAAACCGTCCTCTGATGGAGCAAAGAACATTGCAAGGTTATCTGATTTTTCAATAATTGTTGTTTCATCAAATAAGGCAGCATATTTCTTAAGGTCTGTTACCTTAATACGCCTCTTATTAAAATAGAAGTTAATCTCTGGGAAGGCCATTTGAAGGGACATTAATCTATCTTCGATTAACGATACTGTGTCCAATTCTTGCAATGTGTCGACTTCAAATAAATCAAAGTCTGGTATAAAAGAAACTTCAGTACCCGAACCGGCTTTAGCACCAGTTTTAATCTTTAATGTATCTGCCCCATCTTTACAATGTACTTCTAAGTATTTGTTATCGGACCAAGTACGACCAATAAACTTACTTGATAAGAAGTTTGTTGCGGCCGAACCGACACCATTTGTACCTATTGTAACTCGTTCATCATCAAAAGAAGTACCAGCATTAACACGAGTCCATGCAGCAACTGGCCTTAATATTTCTTCTTTAGATGTTTCATCATATATTTTATCTTGTGGTATACCGCGGCCATTATCGGTCACAGTAATTTTATCACCATCAATAGATACATTAATCTTATTTGCGTATTTAAAATTTGTACGAATGGCTTCATCTATAGAATTGTCTAATATCTCGTCCACCATTTTAGATAAGGCAGGGACATATACTGCTTTCTTCCACTCACCACAAACAAATCGCTCTATCTGCTCACGCGAAGATGAGCCCATATACATGCCGATACGCTCTCGGACATGCTGTCGAGCTGTCAATATTCTAAATTGTTCAGTTTGTTGTGTCACTCAGATGTACTCTCCATTTAATGTAACCATTCTAACACATTCTTTAGCAAATGTCAACCGGTTCATATAAAAATTTTTTTCGGTAACGTGTTGACAAAGGTGTCTAACTGTGTTAGTATGGTTTTATGTATATGGAAATACTATATAAGTTAAAAATAATTGCTAAACCGGTTGACTTTTGCTTATTAAAGTAT